CCATCCGATACTCTTCATGATAGAAATATCTGCAACATTATCCTCTCTCTCACCAGGAGTATCTCCCAAAACTGGAAGATGCCCTTGACCAAATGCTTTTGCTAAATCTTTGACTGCAACAGATTTCCCTGTTCCGATTGTGACAGGGCCAGTTACGTTGCTGCTTGCAAGATAACGAATCGCACGACAAACATCTTTAACATGAATCCAATCTCTTTTATGATTAGTGACATATTTTGCCTTCCCATTTTTCAACAAATCATACATCATATTTCCACGTCCACCAGGACCATAAACTGTAGTAAATCTCATACCAACGGAATTTGGTGGAGCCATGACTTCATTGATCCATTTTGTCATTGCATATGGATTTGTCCAATAGTCTTCTTCTACAGTGCTTGAAGAGGCGTACAAGAGGCGTGTATTTGTTTCCCTACACCAATCAAACAATGGTTTTGTCGAAACAACATTGTTTTCATAATATTTTTCAGGATTTTCTTGACTGTCACGAATATCCGCGTATGCAGCTAGATGTATTACCAGATTATAATCTCCTCCAGAAAAATCTTTAACATTATCTGGACGATCCAATCCTGTTACCCATCCACTATGAGTTTCTTTCCAATCATCAAATACATGTTTACCAATAAATCCTTTGTGTCCAGTGATTAATACTTTTTGCATTTCAAACCATCCTACTAAATCCTTTGACTTTTTCAAATCGAATAACATTATCAAACTTATCCTGCAATCCATCCTTATGAGAGATCACAAAGATATTAGCATTCTTTAGGACAAAACGAATAATCTTTAGAAAATCATCCGTGCCGAATCCATCGAGAGAACTGTCAAACACTTCATCCATAATCAGGAGATTAGTGTTAACTGAGTTTTTATGTTTTGCAACTTCTCTCCAAGTAAAGAGAAGTGCGAGGTCGATACGCATCTTTTCTCCTTCACTGAATGATGCGTATGTAAAATCCTCATGAATAGGGGATTGAACGGTTTCATTAAACTCTTCATCTAAAGTAAAGTTAATATAGAAATCCATCATTTGCAAATAACGATTTACTTGCTGATTGATTAATGGCAAATACTTTTTAATGATTTGAGTTTTAACTCCACCGTCTTTGAGAAGATTATAAGAGAACTCGTAATATCGAGTAAGATCTCTTTTAGACTCTAAATCTTTTTCGGTGTTCTTTAGTTTTTGTTTAAAGGTTTCTAACTTTTCATGCTCAGAATTTCTATTTGCAAGGTTCTCGGTAAGAACTTGAATTTCGTGTTCGAGATCTCTGATTTGTCTGTGACACCCAGAAATCTTAATGTTGTTTTGAGAAATGTCATTCGTTAGTTTTGAAATCTCCTTGGAAAGAGTGATGAAGTGACGCTCTCGGGTCTCCTCCTCTTTAATTGCCTCCTCCAGTTCTATGTAACCAGATTGCAACTCCTTTGCTTTATTTTGAGCGTCATCAATTCTATTTATTCTAAAGCTTTCATCAATAGACTGTGTGCAAGTGGGGCATACCGTATTCTCACTGAAAAACTTGTGCTCTTTAGTAATAGAAGACACCTTTTCAGAAATCTTTCCTTTAAGATTTCCTAACTTACGAAGTTTTTCTGTGGCTCCAATAACATACTCTTGCTCTTTAGTATATTTAAATATGTTCTCCTCTAGAACAGCATTCTCTTTCATATGAATGTCAACTTCTGCATCTAACTTGGAAATCTTACCTTTATTGACATTAATATTGGCATTACCACGATTTTCCAACTCTTCAATAAAGTTGTTTTGCATTTCAACTTTATCCTTAATAGACTCTTTTGTTAGATGTAAAGTATGAACATCATCCTTTACTAATCTGAGTTTGTCCTTAATAATTGTGTTCATTGAAGAAAAGATCTTGATATCCAAGAGATCTTCAATCACTTCTCGTCGATTCGCAGCAGTAAGTTGCATAAAAGGAACAAAGGTGCTGCTACCCAAAATCACAATTTGAGTAAAAGACTTATAGTTCATTTTTAAAACAGTTTGTTCAAACCACCTCTGCTGATCAATAGAAGAGGAACTTTGATCTAGTAATCGACCATTTTGATAAATCTCAAAAACACTTGGTTTAATACCCCTCTTTACTTTCCACTCTATACTCCCTATAGAAAAATCAACCTCCGCAACACAATCTTTATCATTGACCGTGTTTAAAAGTTGTGGTTTATTGATTTTACGAAATGGTTTTCCAAACAAAGTAAAAGTAAGTGCATCTAAAACTGTAGATTTACCGGCACCATTACTTCCAATAATTAGTGTCGTAGAATTCTCTGTAAGATTAAACTCCGTAAAGTGATTTCCAGTTGAAAGGAAGTTTTTATATCGGATAGTCTTAAATAAGATCATTATCTTTTTCTTCAGGGGGGATTACAAGGTCATTCTTAGTTATTATTGTATACGAATAATCGTGTATTTCGCAAGTCTTTAATAACATATCATCTTCAACTTCAACAACAGACATTTCAGGATATCCATTTTCTTCTAACATCATAGCAAAACGAACTGCATCATCCTCTTCCTCCCAAATATAAAGGATTTTTTCTCCCATTTCATCCGTGACAGAGTATGCTCCATCTTCTTCTTTACCTTCGAGAGTTAGAATATGCATTTTACACCATCTCGCAAGCTTCCTGGTAGATTTCTTGTATTATACCTTGGATAAATGATTTATCAAGGTCAACCTCTGCATCACAAATGTATCTATTCAAGATAGACATAGTGTCCTCAGATTCAATCTCATCATCATTAGATGTTTGATAGTATCCCTCAAAATCTGTATTTTGAACTATTTTTAGTTCAGCAATATTTGCAGTATACAGTTTCTCAACAAATTTATCTAACTTTTTCGAGTTGCTGCTTTTCCTAATAATAAGTTTTACAATTTTGTTTTCATACTTTGTTGCATCAAAAGTTTGATGCGGAGTATCCTCATAAAGAATCTTATAAAACATTTTAAAAGGATTATTAACTGCTTTGAGTTCTAAAGTTTCTGTATCAAAAATGTGAAACCCACGAGTGTCATCAACATCAGTCCAATACATTTCATACGGGTTGCCAAGATATCTAACATTTTCTTTTGAACTTCGCGTATGATAATGCCCCGAAAGCACGAGAGAAAACTTTTTGAATATTTCTTTATCGTAACCGTGCTCAATAACTACAAATTTATTTGCATTAAACCCTCTAAGTTCAAGATGACCTAAAACACATTTACTAGAAGTCTTTTCAATAATATTATAAGTTTTTTTCTCATTTTCCTGATTAATCCAGGGAACAAATAAAGTTTTAAGATTACCAAGTTTTACTTCTGTTGCCTCAGAGTATACTGTTACGTTTTGATACTCTCTTAACAAAAGATCAACCGCGTTAACATCATTTGAGTTTTTATAATAGGCAGTATGATTACCAACAATAGTATGAACCGCTATCCCCATTTTTTCCAAGATATCATAATAATTGTTTTTTGCCCAGTACAAAGCAGAAAAATCAATACCTTTACGACTATCGAAAGTATCTCCCATGTCTACCACTGCAGTAATTTTTTCCTCTACTAACGTAGGAAAAAATATCTCATTGTAAAACCTTAGAAAATAATCATGAAATACTTTTGAGTTTTTACGACACCCAAAATGCTGATCGGTTATAATAGCAACTTTCATTAATAGCGAAGTTTTGAGTGAATGGCGTCCTTAATGCTATTATAGTCGGAGTAGTTACTGCTGTCAACTGTATTGTTGTCCACAAACACCTCTTCATATCCAGTTCTCTCCAAGATTTTATTTTTAATCTCTAGTTGCTTTTTTTCTTTTTGAATTCTACGAAGAAAGGCATAGTGAATAATTTGCGTAAAATACGCAAATGGATTAGAAGATTTTTCTGGATCAAAGTTGTGCATATACTGAACACAGTTTTCAATGCCATCACAAACCATATCATCTTTAAACATGTAGTTAACAAAGTTTGGTTTAAATGATAGGTGCGTCGCAATCTTTAAAAAGCATTCACCAAGATAGTTCGTAATACGAGGTTTTGGTTCTCCTCTTTCAGCAGCAAGAGCAACCTTCCTCTTATACTCAATGAGAGCAGCAAGAAACTCCTTATTATTAACGTAATGTTCAGATCTTTTCCTTCTGTTCATGATTTGCATATTTGTGATCATAAGCATAACTGATTTATAATATTATGATTATAACACTTTTACCAATGCTTGACAATGGTATCAAATCTCATTATAATACCTTTGTTGGGTTTGAAGATAAGGGCTTAATTATTATTAAAGATCTTTTCAAGTCTTCTCTTCGTTTCATCGATATTGCCTAATAATCCCATT